CCTCGCACCGCCCCCATCGCCCCCTCCGCCCCCTGTGAGGCACCCGACCCCGCTTCAGCCTACCCGACCAAGGCCAGCATCGCGGTAGCCGACAAGGCATGGGATCAAGAATATCTTGCTTGGCAAGCAGCGGGATGCCCCGGAGGACCTGACGCATGGCCGCGCCCGCCTGCCGGCCTGCCAAGCGCCATTGCTGACCGGCTGATACCGCGCCGCGCGCCCCACCACGGCAAGCGGTGGCGCTGATGGACCTGACCCCTGCCCAAGTGGCGCGCGCCCATGCCGACGAGGCGGTTGCGGAGGACTGTCTGCGCCGCGCTAGAGCCGCCCAGGACGGCTTGCAGCACCCGAAGCTGGACCAGCCGGGCCGGGAATACCTGGAAGGGCTTGTAGCGCGGTTTACGGGCCTTGCTGAGCGGTTGCGGGCCAGCCGATGAAAAAGCCTTCCCCGACAGCCCAAGCCTGTGTTAAACCCGGAAAACCAGCCCAGGAGCCAGAAATGGTAGAAAAGGCGCCAGACATGGTAGAAAATAGTCGCGCGCGCGCGCGAGGTGGCCCCGCCAATGGTCCAGGCTGGGGTGGCCCTGCCCGAGGCCCGGTGGAACACAAGCCCGGACCTGGTCGCCCGTTTGGCATGAAGAACGGCGAGGGCAAGGTGCATAAGGCCCGCGAAAAGCTGGAGCAGGCCGCGCCGCTGGCAATCCAGACCGTGATTGACATTGCAACCAACGAAAAAGACCCGCGATCTTTACAGGCCGCGCTGGCGGTGCTGAATAGGATCGGTTTGCACGAGAAGTCCGGGCTTGAGATGACCGGCGCCGATGGTGGCGCGATGATCACCCGGATCGAGCGCGTGATTGTGGACAAGGCCGGCGAATAAAAAAAACGCAAGACGCGCATTTTTTCTGTTGACTATGCTGCGCGCTTTGCGTATAAGGATTGCACCGAGGCGCTGGTGCCCGGAAACGAGGAGATAACCCGATGAGCCGCACAATGCGCGTTGAAATCTTCCGGGATAATCAATGGTCAGTGCGAGGCGAAGGCCCGCTTCCCGATGGCGTAACCCTGGAAGCTATCCGCCGCGAGTGCATCCGCTACGCCGTCGCCAGCCCGCATCGCATCTATCTTGACGGCGTTTTGGTGGCAGAAGCGGAGCCGGGGAAGTGATCGCGGCGCTTTACGTCGAACCAGGCGGCATTTACGCCAGCCGGCGTGATGTGGACCTCTGGCACGAATTGCGCGATGCGCGGCAATACGCCGGGCCTTGGCCGGTTGTGGCGCATCCGCCGTGCGAGCGTTGGGGGCGTTTTTGGCATGGCAGCCCGCGCAATCCGCACCAATTCAAGCTTGGCGATGATGGCGGATGCTTTGCGGCGGCGCTGGCGGCGGTGCGGCGCTGGGGTGGCATTTTAGAGCATCCAGCCGATAGTCACGCATGGCGCGCCTTTGGTTTGCGAAAACCTAATCGGTCCGGGGGCTGGTTACGTGCTGATGAATTTGGCGGGATGACCTGTTACGTCGAACAAGGCCACTATGGCCACCCAGCCCGCAAGGCGACGTGGCTTTACGCTTGCGGGGTAAGCACGCCAGAATTGCGCTGGGGCACGCTTCCACAGCGCCTAGACCCCAAAATGGTTGAGCGGCACGGCTACGAATACGCGCGCCGAAAAGGCATGGTCAGCATGATTGGCGGAAAGCACAAGAAGGCAATCCGCAACGCCACGCCTCTTGAGTTTAGGGATTTACTGCTTTCAATCGCAAGGACAGCATCATGACCCCCACACACTTCCGCGAATGCCTGACCCTGCTGGACTGGACCCAGCGGGGACTCGCCCGGCAGCTAGGCTATGCCGAGGGCACGGTCCGGCAATGGGCGCGCGGGGCGCTGCCTATTCCTGAGCCGGTTGCCGAATGGTTAACGGATCGGGCCAAAGACGCGCAATTGACGCCGGCGCCGAAAAGGAAAGCATGACCATGGGATGGCAACTGATTGAGACAGCGCCGAAGGATGGAACGCCAGTTTTGGGCTATCGGGATGGCGACATGGCGACGGTAGAATGGCGAGCAACTTGGGGAGAATGGGCTTTGGTAGTGCCCCGCGCGTATGCCGAGGATGATGAATGGAAACCCAGCCACTGGATGCCGCTGCCCGACCCGCCGCCCGAGCCAAGCCCATGACAAAACCACACAAGAACCTAGCGTTGTTTTGTGGCTGGCATATAATTGATGTGGAGATCCACGATGGTGAAAGATGGAAGCCATATCCCGAATATAACGTGTGTAGTCTTAAGTTGAGCAAGCAATCTAAGATTATGCATGCCAAAGAAGTGCTTGAACGAGTTGATGAAACCGCACCATTACGCGCCTTGATTGATGGAGAGGTGATGGCGCAAACCGAGGAATGGCGCGAGGTTCCGCTGGATCGGTGGCGGGTACTATTGCCCGAGCGCCGCGACTGAATGCCCCTTGGTTCTTTCACCGCTGGCGCCCGGCTGGCGGATCGACCTGACCAGCGCGACCCCGCAAGGGCGAGCGTTAACACGGTCCAAGGGGTTGCAAGATACCGTGATGGTCAGGACCGGGCAGGTTTTAGGGTTTGACTTGGCTACCAGCGGGTCGTAACGGTGGTCGCAATGCCAAGCAACATTCGGCCCAAGGACGTGAGGGCCAGCCTTGACACGGCGCAAACCTAGCGCCAGATTGGCGGATGAATGACCACAGAACAGCAAGCCTTGCTTGTGGCGGAAGCCTTGCGTGAGCGTTTGGATTGGCTGGAGCAGGCCATTAAGGCCGGCAAGGGCCATAATTATGCCGCCGCATCTTGCCGCAAGTTTTGCGAAATGATGCAGCATTGGTGCGTCGAATTGCAGAAATGACCGCCCTGCAAATCCAAACCCCGCGATGGGCAAGGCCGCTGCTGGCGCCATCCCGATACAAAGGCGCATGGGGCGGGCGCGGGTCCGGCAAGTCGCATTTTTTTGCCGAGGCGCTGATTGAGGCGCATATTCTGGACCCTGAAACGTCAAGCGTTTGCGTCCGAGAGTTTCAGAAGAGCCTCGCCCAATCCGTGAAGCGCCTTCTTGAAGCCAAGATCGAGAGCCTGGGCGCGGCGGACCTGTTTGAGGTGCAGGAAGCCGTAATCAAGGCCCGGCGAGGCAAGGGGTTGATCATCTTCCAAGGGATGCAAAACCACACGGCGGACAGCATCAAGTCGCTTGAAGGCTATGACCGCGCATGGGTGGAAGAGGCGCAATCCTTATCGCAGCGCAGCCTGGACCTGTTGCGCCCGACAATCCGCCGGCCAGGTTCTGAGCTTTGGTTTAGCTGGAACCCCCACCAAGACACAGATCCGGTTGACGCCCTGTTGCGAGGCCCGGAGCCGCCCCCGGACGCGGTTATTGTCCCGGTCAATTGGTATGATAACCCCTGGTTCCCGGACGTGTTGCGGCGCGAAATGGAGTATGACAGGGCGCGCGACCCAGACAAGTATGCCCATGTCTGGGGCGGCGGGTATGTGTCAAACAGCGAAGCGCGCGTGTTCCGCAATTGGAAGATTGAGGAATTTGAAGCGCCGCCTGACGCCATCCACCGCCTGGGGGCCGATTGGGGCTTTGCGGTTGATCCTACCGTGCTAGTGCGGTGCCACATCATCGGGCGCAAGCTTTACATCGACTATGAGGCTTACCGGATCGGCTGCGAGATACCCGACACGCCCGACCTGTTCATGACCGTGCCCGAGGCCGAGAAGTGGCCTTTGACGGCGGACAGCGCCAGGCCCGAGACTATCAGCTACATGCGGAAACACGGCTTCCCCAAGATTGCGGCGGCGGTCAAAGGCCCGAAAAGCATAGAGGATGGGATTGAGTGGCTGAAGTCCTTTGACATTGTGGTGCATCCCCGGTGCCGGCACACGATTGATGAATTGACCGCCTATTCGTTCAAGACTGACCCTTTAACGGGCAAGGTGCTGCCGGTGCTTAACGATAAGGCAAACCACGTCATTGATGCCTTGCGTTATGCCTGCGAAGGGGCTAGAAGGGCCAAAGTGGCGCGCCCCGCCCCGGTGGTGGCGATCCCTACGGCGCATCATTGGAGGTAGCACGGTGGCGCGGATTTCCAAGGAACAGCGACTAGCTGACATCCACTCCGAGGCCATGACGCAATTCGACCGCATCCAGAGCGCGTTGCGGCAAGAGCGCTTGCAATGCCTTGACGATCGGCGGTTTTATTCCATTGCTGGCGCCCAGTGGGAAGGCCCGCTTGGCGCGCAATTCGAGAACAAGCCCCGGTTTGAGGTGAATAAGGTCCACCTGGCAGTTCTCAGGATTATTAGCGAGTATCGCAACAACCGCATCAGCGCCGCCTTTGTCAGTAAGGACGGCACCGAATATGACAAGCTGGCCGATACCTGCGCCGATCTATTCCGGGCCGATGAACAGGACAGCGTTGCAACGGAAGCCTATGACACCGCCTTCGAAGAGGCGGTAGGTGGCGGGTTTGGCGCCTTCAGGCTGCATACGGAATATGAGAACGAAGAAGACGAAGACGACGAAAAGCAGCGGATTCGTATTGCGCCGATTGTTGACGCCGACAGTTCCGTATTCTTTGACTTAGACGCCAAGCGGATGGACAAATCTGACGCCAAGCATTGTTTCGTGATTACCAGCCAAAGCCGCGCCGCTTATATGGACGAATGGGCAGATGACCCGTCAAGCTGGCCAAAAGACATCAAGCGCAGCGAGTTCGATTGGCTGACGCCAGACGTGGTTTATGTGGCGGAATACTACCGGCGGGAAATGGAAACCCAGACCATTCGCGTGTTTCGGCATTTGGACGGCAGCGAGGTAAAGCATCCCGAGGCGGATTTTGAAGATGATGAAGAGCTAGAGGCCACGCTTGAGGCGCTTGGCGCCCGCGAGGTCCGGCAGAAGAAGGTCAAGCGGCGCCGGGTGCGGAAATACATCTTGAACGGCAATGCGGTGCTGGAAGACTGCGGCTTGATTGCCGGCAAGAATATCCCGATTGTGCCGGTTTATGGCAAGCGGTGGTTTGTGGATAACGTCGAGCGGTGCATGGGCGCGGTGCGCTTGGCCAAAGACCCGCAACGGCTGAAGAACATGCAAGTCTCGAAGCTTGGCGAGATTGCGGCCATGTCCGGGGTTGAAAAGCCCATCCTGTTCCCTGAGCAAGTTGCCGGCCATCAAGAGCGATGGGCAGAGGACAACATTAAGAATTACCCCTATCAGCTTATCAATCCGGTGACTGACGCGACGGGGCAGTTACAGAACCTTCCGCCCGTGGCCTATACCAGAGCGCCGCAGATACCGCCTGCCCTGGCTGGCATTTTGCAGATCACGGAAGCGGATATTAAAGAAATTCTGGGCAACCAGAACGAAGGCGACAAGATGGTGTCGAACATCTCCGGCAAGGCCGTTGAGATGATCCAACAGCGCCTTGACATGCCATCCTTCATTTACATGTCCAACTTCGCCAAGGCGGTCAAGCGCGCGGGCGAGATTTGGCTGGGCATGGCCAAAGAGGTCTATGTCGAGGAAGGCCGTACCATGAAGGGTGTGGGCGAGCAAGACGAAATCACGTCAATTGAATTGATGCGCCCCATGATGCGCGACGGAGAGCAAGAGACTGACAACGACTTGTCCGAGGCTGATTTCGACGTTGCGGTGACGGTTGGCCCGACTTCGGACAGCCGGCGCGCTGCCACGGTCCGGGCGATTACCGGGATGCTGGCGATTACCAGCGATCCCGAAACCGCCAAGGTATTGCAGGCCATGGCCATGATGAACATGGAAGGCGAGGGCATTTCCGAAGTGCGGGAATATTTCCGCAAGCAGCTTGTCCGAATGGGGGTGCTGAAACCGACAGAGGAAGAGGCGCAGGAAATGCAGGCCATGCAAGCCCAGGCGCAGCAACCGACGCCAGAGCAAGAGTATCTGTTAGCCCAAGCGCAGAAAACGCTTGCCGAGGTGGAGAAAATCAAGGTGGATGCCATGAAGGTGGTGTCTGAAATCAATCCAGCCGCCCAAAAGCAAGAGCGCCAGATTGACGCTTTCATAATGGAAACGAAAGCCGAGATTGAGGCTATACGGCTGGAGATTGCCCGCACCAATGCGGACGCGGCAGAAGCCAAGGCCATGCTTGCGGCGGCCTCGGCGTTTGGGGCGCAACAATGAAATCGCCCGCTTGGACCCGCAAGGCCGGGAAGAACGCTAAGGGCGGGCTGAATGAAGCCGGGCGCCCGTATCCGAACCTTGTGGATAACATGCGGGCCGCGCGCCGCAAGAAATAACGGCACCCGCCCTGCCGATGATGGGCGAGAAGAGGCGATAGCATGTCAGAAACGATTGAGCCGGAGACCCTGCCAGAAACGGCGGACGCCATAGAATTGCCGGAAACTGAAACGCCGGAGGCTGAGGCCCCGCCGGATGACGCGCCGGAAGAGGAAGAGGGTGAGGTTGTCGTTACCTTTGGCGATGAAGCGCCGCCCCCGGAGCCGGAGCCAACGCCGGAAACCAATCAATTAAAACAGCTTCGCGAAGAACGAAAGATTCTCTTGCGGGAAAAACGCGAGCTTGAGGATAAGCTTCGCGCGAAAGAAGCCCCAATCCCGGAAGCTCCGCTTGGACCAGAGCCAAGCCTTGAAGATTACGATTACGATGAAGCCAAGTTTAAGATTGGCTGGCGGGATTGGACAGAACGCAATCGCCAAGCCGAGGAAAAGGCCGCCAAGGCCAATGCCGAGGCCCGCGCCAAAGAAGAGGCATGGCATGCCAAGCTGGCCGATTACGGGCAAGCCAAGGCGAAGCTGAAGGTGCCGGACTATGAGGAAGCAGAGGAACGCATTCAGCAGCTTTTCGACGTGACGCAACAGGGCGTAATGATTGCCGGCGCCGATAACCCGGCCTTGCTGGTTTACGCCTTGGGGAAGCATCCCGCCAAGGCCAAGGAATTGGCTGCCATCAAAGACCCGGTGAAGTTCGCCTTTGCCGTGGCCAAACTGGAAACCCAAATGAAAACCACGTCCCGCCCCCGCGCCGCCCCGCCACCGCCAGAAACGCCTCTCCAAAGCACGGCGCCTAGCCGTAGCGCGACGAACGCTACACTGGAAAGGCTGGAGGAAGAGGCGCTCCGCACTGGCAACCGGACCAAGGTGGCAGCTTACAGGCGCCAATTGGCAACGCAAGGCAGAAAATAATTGACAAGGCGGCGGCTTGGGGCGTAAATGGTCACAAGTCGCCGTTTATCGGCGCCGCTGCCGGGCAGCGTTAAGTCCCGAGACGACCGGCCGCCGCATGGCCCTATATGCGAGACATGGCAGCAATCCCATATCTCAAATGAGGTCCATACCCTATGGCAAACAGCTTTTCAAAGGAAGAGCGCGTAGCTTTCGACGAGCTACTGGCCGGCTTCCAAGATGCTTTGGTGCTTTCGAGCAATGTCAGCATCTACAATACCGATCAAGCCATGATGGAGCGTACCAACGACACCATTTGGCGCCCGCAGCCCTACATCGCCGTGTCCTATCAGGGCACCGATATGAGCGTGAATTTCGACGATTACACTCAGCTTGCGGTGCCAGCGCAGATCAATCGCTCCCATGCCGTGCCGTGGGTGATGACCGCGAAGGAATTGCGCGATGCGTTGCAGGAAGGCCGGATTTTCGACGCGGCCAAGCAACGCCTGGCTTCGGACATCAACTTGGCGGTGATGAACGTCGCAGCCTTCCAGGGCACACTTTTCGTGAAGCGCGCTTCAGCCGCTTCCGGCTTTGATGATTTGGCGCAGGCGGACGCCATCATGAATGAGCAGGGCGTGATGGATAGCGACCGATATATGGCGCTCTCCAGCCGGGACTATAACGGCATGGCGAACAACCTGGCAGCCGTGACCCGTACTTTCGGGAACAATATCTCTGACCCGGCCTTGCGCCGCGCCTATGTTGGCCCGCTGGCCAGCTTTGAGACCTACAAGCTGGACTATGCGGTCCGCAAAGCGGCTGCGGCTGGCGGCGCTGGTATCACGATGGACACCCGCGCTTCTGCCGGCAACTATTGGGTGCCGCGCGCCACCAGCGTTGCGGTGACGGGCGAAGTGTCCAATGTGGATAACCGCCGGCAAGTGATCACGGTGAGCGCCACGGCTAACGTCGCGCCGGGTGATGCGTTCACCATTGCCAACTGTGAGGCGCTGCATCACATCACGAAGGGCAGCACGGGAGCCCTTAAGACCTTCCGCGTGATCTCGGTTCCGTCTGGCACTACGCTGGAAATCAGCCCGCCGATCATCAGCAACCAGGGCGGTTCGGATGCTGAAGCGCAGTATCAGAATGTCGCGTTCACATCGACCGCTTCCAATGCGGCCATCGTGTTCCTGAATACTGCCGCAAACTTCATGAACCCCTTCTGGCACAAGGATAGCATCGAAATTCTGCCGGGCCGTTATGCGGTGCCGAGCGATGCTGGCGCAGCCGTCATGCGCGGTTCCACAGATCAAGGCATTGAGCTTGTCATGTCAAAGCAGTTTGACATTGACAATCTCAAGGTCAAGTACCGTGTGGATACGGTGTTTGGCGTGGTGAATAAGCAGCCGCAAATGAGCGGCGTCATGATGTTTTCGCAGCCGTAAGGAGTTATCGAAATGGCATCCTTTTTCGTTCTTCCCTTCGGCACCAGCGCGGATATTACTATCCCCGCCGGCGAAAGCCTTGCCGTTGCGTGTCAGGGCCAAGCGCAAGTTTGGCGTAAAACGGGTTTTCCGAATTACCCGGAAACGACCACGCTTATCGGGACTGTGGTGAATGGTCAGACGGTGTTTGGCCCATTCACTCCAGCCGCTACGCTTATCGTTGAGGCGTCCGGTGGCGTGACTTCCTTTTATGAAATTGGCACGGCGCCGCAAGTGCAGACTGGCCGGCTGATTTCTGGGGTTCAGGCCGATCCGGCGAATATCGCCGATGGCGGATCTATGCTTCACACGCCTGGCGGTATGCTTGGCGGTTTGGTGACTGCTACGCCAACCGCTGGCCGGAGCATTCAGCTTCCGACCGGCGCGGCAATGGACTTGGCCAGTAGCTTTGCGATCAACGACTTTTTTGATTGGTCAGTGATCACGCTTGCCGCTTTTGCGCTTACTACAACGGCGGGCGCTTCTGGCCATACGCTTGTTGGTTCCGGTGCCACGGCGGCAACGTCTGGCTCTGCGGCGCGCTTCCGCACCCGCAAGACGGCGGCGGATACCTTCGTCACCTATCGCATCGGGTGACGCAACGGGGCGGGCTTTGCGGCCCGTCCTTTGACCATGGAGGGCGACATGCCTTTGACCAAGGGTTACTCCAAGGCTTCCATTTCCAAGAACATCAGCAAAGAAATGAAGGCCGGCAAGCCGCAAAAGCAGGCCGTGGCCATTTCTTTGAATACCGCCCGCACGGCTGCGATGAAGGCCGGGAAACCTGGAAAGGCACCGAAAAAGGCATGATCACTGAATTTCCCGCGTTGGTTTACCGCTGCCCTGGCCCGCATGATGGCCCGCCCGGCAATACCTATGCGACGCTTTCTGTGGACGGGCCAGAGGCGCTTGCAGAGGCTTTGCGCATTGGGTGGCATTGGTCCCTTGATGATGCAGCGCGCGGCCTTGTGGCGCAGCCGAAAAAGGCGTTAGAGGATGCTCCAGAGCCTACGCGCGCCGATCTTGTGGCGCAGGCTGAGGCCCTTGGGATTGACGTTGATGGCCGGTGGTCTGAGCGGCGCTTGCGGCGAGAGATTGACGCGGCGGTGAAGGCTGCCAGCCTGTGAGCTACACCAAACGCCAATTCATCCAAGCGGCTTTCGAAGAGATAGGCTTGGCTGCCTATACCTTCGACATTACGCCGGACCAGATGGATAGCGCGCTGCGGCGCTTGGACGCCATGATGGCGACATGGAACGGCAAGGGTATTCGCCTTGCGTATCCTTTGCCTGGAAGCCCTGAATATACGGGGCTTGATGAAGAGACATTCGTTCCTGACAGCGCATGGGAAGCGGTAATCAGCAATTTGGCGCTGCGATTGGCGCCGGCCTATGGGAAGCAAGTGGCGGTAGAGGTGAAAACCTCTGCCCGGCAAGGGTATGAGGTGCTTTTGGCCCGCGCCGCCGCGCCGCGAGAAATGCAATTCCCCGGCACCATGCCAAGCGGCGCCGGTAACAAGCCATGGAATAGCGATGATCCGTTTTTCCCCGCGCCGGAAGAGGCAGTTTTGACAGGGCCGGAAGGCCCGCTGGAGTTCTGACCATGCCCACGATCAACCAGCTTCCGGTTTTGGCGCAGTTTTCTGGGGGCGACAGCATCCCGGTTTATTCCCCCACGAATGGCGATGCGCGGCGCGCGTCCATCACTTCCTTGATTGAGTATTTCCAGGCAAATTTTGCTGATCCAAATTACCTGACAATCATCAACGCCCCGACCAATTCAGGGTTTAACATTCAGCTCGGCACGCAAACCCAAAACGTGTTTCTGATCATCAACCCGACTGGCGCTTTTGCGGCTGGCACCATTACCTTGCCGCCGGTGGCGTCATGCTTTGACGGGCAGGAAATTCTTGTGGTTTCGTCCCAAAGCATTGCTGCGCTTACCGTGAACGGCAACGGCGGCACGTTGCTTGGAACGCCTGGCGCGCTTGGCATTGGCAGCTTTTTCACGATCCGGTTCAATCGCCTGCAATCCACCTGGTACACGCTTTCAAGCAATACCGGCTTCAACTTTGGCAGCCTGACGCTTTCCACCGCGATCAATGACGTGAATGGCAATGAGCTTTTGCGCGTGGCTGCCACGGCGGCGGCGGTGAATGAGGTCACGCTTACCAATGCGGCGGCGGGTAATGCGCCGAGCCTGAGCGCGACCGGCGGCGATACGAATATCAGCCTGAACCTTGTGGCCAAGGGAACGGGCACGGTGCAGGCTGGCGGTGTCCCTGTGGCAACGACCACAGGCGCGCAAACCCTGACCAATAAGACGCTCACGACGCCGGTGATGGCGACAATGCTTGTCGGCGGGCAGACCGTAACTATTCCTGCCGCAACAGATACGCTTGTCGGGCGCGCCACGACTGACACCCTGACCAATAAGACGTTTTCCGGGGCTGTCCTGGGCACGCCCGTAAGCGGAACCCTGACCAATTGCACGGGCTTGCCGATTGCAACGGGCGTGAGTGGCCTTGCTGCGCTTGTGGCAGCTTTCTTGGCCGCGCCTTCCAGCGCCAATTTTGCGGCCATGCTGACTGATGAAACGGGCACTGGCGTTAATGTGTTCAGTCAGCAGCCCACCATTACCGGCTTGCGGCGCGCGGCGCCTGTGACCAAGGTGGCGGATTTCACGCTTGCCGATGCTGAGGATTTCATCATCAATAATAAGCCGGCGGCGGCTTGTGTGGTGACATTGCCGGCGGCGGCTCCCTATAGCGGGCGCGTGGTGACGTTCAAGACGGTGCAAGCTTTCGCCATCAATAGCGCATCTTCCAATGTGGTGCCGCGCGCTGGTGGCGCCGCTGGCACGGCAATCGTATCCGGCACCGCCGGGAATTGGGCCGAGCTTGTGAGCGACGGTTCCAATTGGGTAATCATGGCCGGGAGCTAAGGCAATGGCTGACATTAAGAAAAGCTACAATGACGTTGTGCGCCGCAATGTGGATATGCTGGACGGCACCCATGCCGAGGTGATTGCAGCGATTTCGCAAAACATCACGACAAAATTTCGTGATGCTTTTGAAAGCTACGATCCGATCTCGGGCGGAAAGTGGGAGCAAAGCAAGGCCGTTGGCGATTTGATTTGGGTGGATGGAAATGCCGCCGCTGCCAGTTATCTTGTGATTTCGCTTGACCCGTTGACTGCCGGGACTGAAACATCAATTGAAAGCCGCTTGAATTTTGGCCTTCCTGTAGAGATTTCTTTTGGCGCGCATATGTCGCAGCGCACACTGGGGCAAGAATTTGCTGTTGAGGTTGTGGATACGCTGCCTGTCTTGCCTGATGTTCCATTGCTGGAAATTGCGTCAATCACGCAAGCTTTGTCAGTGCTTACGGTTGACACTGTTCTGCCGCATGGTTTGAGCGTCGGTAAAAGTATCGGCATTACCGGATGTTCTAATGCGGTAGCCAATTACCCGGCTTTGGTGGTGGCATCTGTTCCGAGCCCTACGCAATTCACGGTCACAGCCGGCCCTGG